AGGCATACAAAGCACTAACAACACTAAGTAAAACTAAAACTGGAAATTAGCAACAGAACAAGATCCCCAGTGAACACCTTACAGACATCAGAACCGCTGCAATCAAAAGAATCGTCAACATGATTTTCGGATTCTTCAACACCCTCACTCAGAATGCCACTAAGAAATTCAGGAAGTCAGAAAAATTCATCAACTGGTGCAAAGCAAGGAAGCAAGAGATCAAGGATGGGAAGGCCACTCTCAGGATAATCAATTGGATTGAAGACATCAATCTTAGTGGGACATGCTGTCACAGAGCCCATGAAGCACTCATCAAACTCGGGCAATTCCCCAAGCTGACAGAAGTTCTTGAAGCAGTCAAGAATCTTTCAGGAGTGAGGTCTTTCTCCGTTATTAAGTCCAAGAACTCAGATATCCTCCATCTAATTCTAACTCACAAACAACAATTTCAGTACCCCGAATCATGGAAGGACATGTCTGTGGGAGAAGATTACTACTCACAGAGCCTTCAGGTCAAGAGCATTCCGGACTTATGTAGGTACAGAGAGCACAATGTTTACTTACCGCAAGAGATCTGGGATGCTATTGTTGAAAACATGGTGTCTATCCAAGGCAGATTCTTTGTTGAAGCCAATTTAGCAGTCTACAACAGGTGCAGAGGTGTACAAGAGAGAATGTATGATCTGGTTGACATGATGGGAATGTGTTATCTAAGAGCCTTTGTGGACTGTGAACTAGTTGGTGGATTAGGGTATAAAAGGACAAGGGTAGCTGAGAATCTTGGGGCATGGCCAAACCTAGGTCAGGTAATGGATGAGTTGAGAAGCTGCTCTAGTGACTTCATGATAAAGCCTTTTTCCATCACCACCTCTAACCATCCAAGCATCTCTGGAGCTGTTGTGCATATGACAGCTGGAGTAGAAGAAATTAGCCAGACGTGCACTAAGTGGATGTACACTTGTAGGAGGTGTCACACTCAAACTAGTGGGCTAACAACTGTGGATCCTTCGAAAGAGTGCCCTGGGTGTGACAGGCCAATGTCCTTCCAAATGGATGCAGGTTATTGGGATCCTGAGAATGAATCCATATACCTGGCCAGAGTAGGTTCACCAGAAATACTGATGGATGTCTTGGACTCAGAGGGTGGAGGGAACTCTGCAACTTCTCCTGTAGTAGCTTCATTCAATGTGAGGTTGGATGGTGTCAAGCACACTGTCCTGAGGGTGGGGCCAAGATCCTTCCATAGAAATTCTAATACACTAACCCTACTCTTGATGAACTATGTCTCTGATGAGTCTTGGAGGCAGATGATGTTAGCTTTCCACAAATGTGATCATTGGTCAAAACACGGCATGATTCTAGCCTATCCTTGTTCCACCATCATGCCGTATCTCCCAGGCATGTGTGCACTGCACCTTATAGAAGACCACAAACGATTGAACATGACAAGATTTAGAGGAACCTTTTGGAGTCATATTCGGAGGAATCCATCCCTATATCTTAAGCCAGGTTACCACAACCTCAGAGCATGGTCACATGGAGGAATGCTACATGTCACAGATGACCCTAATGAAGAGAACTCAGGATTCAACACTTACGACATGAAGAATCTAGTCTATCAGTTCTGCTCCATGTGTCAGAAAAGCAGCCCAGCTATGTACTGCCCCAACCTAAGGAAATCTGAAACATGCCCACACTGCTCTGGAGGGCTGCTCCAACTTAGGACTGACTCATCCATTCATCATATAGCAGGGTGTCTCAGCACAAGTGTAGACATTGACAGGCTTGCATTGAGAAGTGGTGCTCCCACATCCACTGCTATAGATGATCCTCAGGTTCTCCTTACAAGTCAACAAACTAAGATGGAAATCAGCCTGATTAGTTCAACAAAGAGGCTAACAAGGACTTCTCTAGATCTTGGCATTACAGAAGATAGATCAAACAAGAATGATTATGAGTATAGCTATAAGTACGAAATAACATGCCAGCCAATCAATTTCATGCATCAGCACATCCAGAAGGAGAGGATAATTGTGGAGAAAAAGGAGGTCCCTTACGATAGATTCAAGGCAATCAGACATGACTTTGTTGGGGCTCTACTCCACCATGACACAGATGTTAGTTTCAAGACACTAGGCATAAATTCCCCTTTGACCCCAGACTTCATAGACAAGGCGAGTGGTAGAGTCTTAGAACTGACAACTGTTGCTTCTGGGAATCTAAAGACAATGGAAGATGCTTACATCAGCAAAAGGATATCATATGAAAAGATCTGCAGGGACCATGACCTCACTCTGATGATCCTAGTGGTAAGCCCAACTTCTGTCCTAACAAATATGGCTATAGGAATAGATCATGCAAATTTGCTATCCACTCGGTGTAGGATTGCTCTGAACATTGAGACAGAATTGGAACAAGAGTTTGACATAAGCCTCTATGGTGAAGAAGAAAGTGATAGGAGCAATCAAGTGATACAAGGCCAGTTCGAGAAATTTAATCAAGAGGTAGTTCTGCCTGAATGGATCCATTTCAATAGAGACTTGATCAGGTTGCAGAGATCACTTACAGAAGAGGAGGAGCTACATGTGAAGAAAATCATGAGGGAGACCCTTAGGCAATGTCTTAAGGGAGACATGCACACCCCTAACAAGCATGCTCTAGATCAATATCTAGGATCCTTCACTGAGGACAATAGTCAAAAGCATGACAGCCAGATCACTATATTCCCTATGGTGATCTCAAAGCCTAGAGAGATAGGAAAGAGGGGTAACTTCAAGCTGATTGGTGCAAACATCTCTACTCCAGAGCACTTATGGAGCATAGCTAAGTTATTAGATGATAAATATGAGTTGACATTCGAACAGATGGACCAACATCAGCGGAAAATAATTAGTATACAGATGTCAGAGGAAGTGGATTCTAAGTTTAGCTTAAAGAAGTACAACCTGGTAGGTGACAGGAAAAATGTGAGACATGTAAACAGAGAGACATCCAAAATCTATCCCACTCTGACTGAATCTGAAAGGGAAATGTTGGCACTGAAAGGGGTGGAAGCTAAGATCATGGCAGATGATTTAGCAATCAAAGAAAAGGAGGCTCGCAAGAAATGGTCCTTTCATCCTGACACCCCAGTCCAAGACATTGAGAAATTCTGGTCTGACTCAGAGCCAATGATAGATGATGAGGAATGGGTGTCTGACATTCATAACAGACGGGTGCATCAATTTACCAAGAAAATGAAAGAGAGAGATGAGTTGAAACTTTCAGCACATGTAGAGAGCACTAGGTTATTAGAAGTCATACATGAGATGAAAGTGTCTCAACTGGGAGAGTTGGTGACTGATATATGCACTGAAATATGCATGGAATATAAGGTCCCTACCAAGCCTGGAGAATGGCTCTGCAAGCCTTTGAGACAGCATAAGGCCATTATATTTTTAAAATCCACAGGCACTCACACCTTCTTCTTCTTAGCTTATGACAAAAGCTTGTCAGCTAGTCTAGAAACTGGAAGCATAGGACCAGAGCTTTATGAGTCAGAAAATTACATCATCTCCAATATATCCTCTATAACTGAGTCATATCTAGAGCATTTCATAAAGGCATCTTCATATATTCCTATGATGGCAGCTCATCTGATCTCTACCTACAATGTACCTATCCTCTCTAATAACTGGACCATCCCTGAAGAAGTGATGCAATCTCTCAATTACATGGTGCTAACATTTCTGAACAACAAGACAGACCATGAAGAGATGTTGACCAATCTCAGATTCCTCTACATGAAACTCTTTCAAGAAGTGGGATCCAACACACATGACTTTGTAGAGAGATTGCCCACAGTGCTTAGAAGTCGTTTGTCTGTATTCAGCCTCTCTCGAATAAGAGCAATAATCCACCACTATAACACAACAAAGATTATCAGGAAGAAGATTGAGACAAAGTCAGGGATTGAGTGGGAATACAAGAATCTCAGAGTCATTTACCATAGTGGCTATGTGTCCTTCGAACAACTCATTGACTCTTTTTATTATTCCTATGTCATCACAAAAAACAAGTCTGCCATGGGAGACCACACATTTTCTATATACAACAAAGTGCTAAAGGAGCAGATTAAAGGACATGAGACAATAACCAGCAAAGGGTTGGAACCTTGGGGCCTACTAGACAAACCTCTAGAGCACAGATGGGACTGGGCTGTTGAGAGGAAAAATCTAGAGCTATGTCTGAATGTGATGATAGACAATCACGGTCCAAAGGTGTTGGACATGATATCTAAAGATGTTTACCGTAACTTGTCCAATCTAAAGTTTTCTGATCTATCAACTCTGAAGGCAAGTGCTAAAGATTACTCTGAACCTATCCAGACTCCGGACATCAACAAATGTCAGACAAGGAAAGAATTTCTGCAAGAATTCAAGAAGAGTAACAAGAAGCTGGCTGAGCGCAGACCAAGGGTGATAACCAGACTAGTCAATCTTATTGATGAATATAAAGACACCATGAAAGTTGAACATCCGACACCCATAGGGTTAGCAATATGGGCAATGAAGGATCTTCTGAAAATAGGATATGTCATGTGTGACCTCTTCATTAAAGATCAACATAATGGGGTTCGTGAGATACATGTTCTTGACATAAGAGCCCGCATTATCCAAGCAGTTGCTGAGTTGATCTGCAAAACAGTCAACAAGTACTTTGAAAACGATACTGTCTCACAACCCTCTACAAAGAAAAGGTTCTTCCTCAATCATGAAAGAGATGCAGAAGCAGAGCTTGGGCCACATATCACCATCAACAAGTCAGCTGATGCCTCCAAATGGTGCCAAAGAAATCATGTGTCTCAGTTCTTCTATGAGGTTAGTTTCTTCACACCAAAAGAATTCCACCCATTCCTATACTGTATGTACTATCTGTGGACAAAGAAGAGAATCTTCCTGGATCCAAACATGGCTGACAATCTTATGAGGAACTTGAATGTCACCACCACCAATCCAGATTACATTAGAATGCTGAACGCATATCACAAAGGAACAAACCCCTTCCTAGAGCCTGGATCCTGGTTCATGCAGACTGAATTTGGTATGTGGCAAGGAATATGTCACTGTGCTTCTTGTCTTAAACATAATGTGTGTCAAACTGCCTGGAAGAGAATGACCTCTGAGATCTTGATGGTGAATCTTGGGATAAAGAGCACACTGACCATAGTGCAAGGTAGTGATGATAGTAGCGGAATGGTGTCTATCCCAGCAGCTGAGTCATGGCTCATAATAATCATTGTATCCCTACTGTGGTGGAAAGAAGTGTATGGCAAGTGGTCTAGCATCTGGGTAAGCATACCAAAGTCATCAATAGGGACAGTCAATATGGTAGAGTACAACTCTGAATGGTGGATAAATGGTCGGAATGTTAGGCCAACTTTCAGGTGGAATAGTGCTGCACTCGAAACAGGAGTGACAGAAAGATTGCCAGAGAGAGCTGAGCAGTTTTATAATTCACTATCTCAATCCCTGGAGAATGGTGCACCAATTCTCCTATGTGCAGTCATTCAATTGCTTCAAGCTAAGTTACACTATCATCTCCTGGGGTTAACTAATCACCCACTTGCTGACGAGATGTGCTCTGAACTAGGTAGAACTAGATCAGTGGCTCTGGGATATTTCCCTCTAGAGAGTGATCATCTGTGCGGAGTGACAGGCTTCGATTACCAGTTGTACCTGCTTGCAAGAAGAGGTGTGGAAGTTAACAACTGGGATTTAGAAATGCATAATGACAAAAACATAATTGAGTATGATGGTAAAATAGATAAGATACTTAGAGAGAGTTTGAGACATTACTCAATCAGGTTCTCCAATGTCAGCAACTACTTAGAAGTAGTCAAGAAGACAGGGCTCCCAAAATTGAAAGATCTACTCCTCAAGGTGGAAAAGAATCCTGAGATACTATATGCAAATTACAAAACATGGGAACAAGAAGAGCTTAAAATGTCAATGATCTTGGAGAGCTCTAGTGTAAGAGCTAGTTTAAGTTCTCACCAACCCACTGCAAGGATGATGGCAGCAAGTGCATACATGATATCAACCCCCTGTGTGTCCTCTCACACCAGCACCTCAGGGTGGCAGAAGAGGAGCCTCCTTAGCTGGTCTAAGATGAGCAAGACAGCCTTGAAGTTGTCTAATAGAGTGGATGTCCATAAGGAAGATAAGATTTGGTTCTGTAACCAAGATCAATACAAGGAATTTACAAATTTCCTAGAGAATCTAGATCAAGCTGTCAGCTACCAGCCTGTGAGACTTAGGCGAGCTCATAGAGTGGAAGTCACAGTCTGGGGAACTAGAAACTCAGTGGATGTGCCTCTACTGGACTTGGTCAAAAGGAAATGGTTTGATCTCAGAACAGTACACTGTGGGAAAAATGCTTTTGCTGAGTTGTGGAAAGTTGCCTGTGTCCGGTATCCATTCCTAAGAGATACCTACCTGGAGACCATGAAGGAACTAGACATGGAGGACATATCACTATATCATCTGCTACAGAGTATATCTCAGAAGACCAGGACAGTCCGTCTATCTGACACTAATGCAAAGGGAACAGACCTGTGGAATATGATGACTAGACTATTCTGGCCAGACACCAAGGTTAGGGTGGTCACAGAAGCTAGTGATGTGTCCATCAGAGAATTGAAGAATGCTCTCCACTGCTTGCTATCTTATTTTTATAGGAAGGATGTCACTCTTGAGAAAGCAAAATTTCTCCTACGAGCAAATAAGTGTTTGGGACAAGATAAGAGCCTTCTTAGAGACACTCACTACAGACTCAAGGTGTTTAGGGATTTCTTGGACGGAGCCTCTAAGCTATCTCTTATAGAGCTAATCGAGAGGTCTAGACAAGGTGTGTTGGGATATTTCTCAAAAAGACAAACAACCACCCCAACAGGATACACTGGCTCTGGAGAATGGGTTGGACTAATAGACGGAATCCCTACTAGAATTTCCATGTTCAACAAGACTGTTTCTTGGGTCAAGACACAGAGACTCCATGATATTGAGAGTCAATGCCGATCAATAAAACAGCTCATAAAAGAGTTTGGCCTCACATTTGCAAGTGATTCCACAGGCTCCAAGAGCAATCTCTATCTACTAGAGAAAGGGTATCTTGAGAGATCAGTTAAGAGGCCAGAAGCTAGTGTTCCGCTAATCATTGACAAGAGCATGCACATTGACATCAGAGATCATATATTGAAACAGAATTGGTTCTTGGACTGCGAAGGCAATACCTTGAAATTGGTGTTTTCAGAATCCGGCACAGATAAGAGGGTGATAAAGTACACCATTCTCAGTGAATCCTACACAGCATTCCATTGGGACCCTCTTCTTCCTGTCCCATCCTATGATGATGTGAATTTTGGATACTGGTGTAGAGGTGCTCCCTGTAGACCCATAACTCTCCTCAATCAAATGATGTTTCCTACAGAACGTAGTGATGTGATATCTCTAGAGAAAAACATGAGAGATGGAACACATAGGAGATCCGAATCCATGTATGACCTGAGGAAGTTCTTCCATTACTTCAGGCCCTTCATGATCAGAAGTCTGACTGGTATGTCTTCAAAAGATTATAAACTTGAAATGGAAGGCATAGATGTTGAACACACAGAAAAAGACTTAGAGAATCTCTTGAGTATGGATGCGCTGGGGAAAATAAGGGAAAATTCCTATAAATTTCTGACTGATCTAAATGACATAGGAAGCACTGATCTCACAGATAGAACATTTCTAGAAAACAATGACATCTCAAACATTATGTATGGAAGCAAGGCTGAGGAAGATGACCTAGATTCTTTGGGTGATGGAGATTCAGAAATGGGGATGTATTCTGATGAGGAGGCTAGTGATCAATCTGAGTCTTTTGATGAGGTTAGAGAAATGCTAGGATCATATGACCAAGTCATGTCAGATTCACACAAACACTGGAAAGAGGGTTACAGAGGGAATCTGCAACAATTGGATTCTTTTTTGTCTCCCTTTATAGACATCATCAAGGATTCTCCCACATCGGATACTATAATATCCTTGCTGAAGAAGTCACAAACTCTAGAAGGCATAGATCTCTTTGGGGTGGGAGGAGCTCTAATGTATGTTTCTACAGGCAAGGGCAATTTCATAAACTCTGAGATGTCAAGAGCTTTGGCAGGAGTAGACACTTCTAGGACAATTGATTTTATGTCAGAGAGTTCTGCTCAAGGGATATCAACAATGGATCCTGTCCTTCTACAAGAAGAATTGATCCAAATAAATTCCATTCTAGCTAGCTTAACAGGGCCTCTCAGATTAACAATGGAGAACAGGAAGAGTAGGATCGAGACAGAACTAAGGTATCAAGAACTTAGAGATAAATATATAGATAAGGTGGCTCCTATAGAGAGCTTTCCAAAGATGAAATTCTTGACAGCATTGTACCAAGAGATAGAAAAGAGGGAGATGTGGGCTAAGGAAGACATGCATCCTAATACATCTATAATGATAGAGATATTAGTTTCGAATTCTTTGGAATACATGTCTAAGTGTGTTCAGTTTGGACTAGTTAGTTCAGAAGAGCTAGAAAGAGCGAGAGTGTCATCTGGGTCAAGTCTATTGTCAGTTGATCTATTGAAAGCCATTTGTCTGTACTTGTCATTTTCTCTCAAAGTAGAAAAAGATGGAGAAATGATATTCGAGTATAGCAAAGCCCTTTTCAAACAAGAAATAATTGTAGAACTCCTAGGATTATAGAAGATGTAGATGATGTTGTTAGTGCGTTTTTGCCTAGACG